CCGCTGAGGTAGGAGAGCTTATTATTCCTATGTTAGGAGATATGATTAGTGGGGACATCCATGAAGAGTTAGCAAGAACTAATAATGACCATTGTATGGGACAGATGATTAGAGGAGCTAACCTTATCTCCCAAGCTTTAATGTTAATAGCCCCACACTTTGATAAAGTGCGTGTACCTTGTGTAGTTGGTAATCATGGTCGTATGACTAGGAAACCCCCTATGAAGGATAAGTACATGGATTGGGATTACATGTTGTATCAATGGATATCTGTATTCTGTGCAGATCAGAAGAACATAGAATTCCATATACCTAAGTCATTCATGACTACAGTCAATGTATGTAATAGAGATATTTTATTAGCACATGGAGATTTCATTAGTGGTGGTGGAAGTGGAACTGCAATCAACAGAGGAGTTAGTAACATGCGAAATGTTATGGCATTCCAAAAGGGATTGAAAGATGAAGTTATACAGCTTCAGGATAATACTCTTGAGGGAGTACCTGAAAGATTTGAAACTGCATTAATTGGACACTTCCATAGAATTGATGAGATCGATATAGGAACTGGAGCAGTACATATCTGTGGTTGTATGAAAGGTGGAGATGAATTCGCTATGCAACGGGTTCAGGCTATTAATAAACCAAGACAATTAGTACTATATTATCATCCAAAATATGGTGAGATAGGTAAAGAAATCATCTATTTAAATAGATATGATAATTCTAAGAAACAGTTTAATGATATATTACCTGATGTTTGGTCCAAAACTTTTAGCTAATTAGGTTTAAATTAGTATAATGTAGTATGGCTATTGATCCAATTATATTAGAATATTTTAAACAAGCGGCGTTGAATTCAATTCAAGCAACTGCTACCGAAGTGTTTGCACAATCTCAAGAAGATTGTCCTGTTGACACTGGAACTTTAAGAGGTTCTGGAGGTGTTACTTCAGCTAATCCAGCTATGGGCGACTTTACTATATCATATAATATTAACGATACTGCTCCTTATGCCCAAATGGTAGAAGAGGGGGGTTATGTTAATAGCCATACTAGAACATCTAAATATGGTAAAGTACATGCTGTAAATGGCTATAATGTAGAAGGAAAGTTTTTTATAAAGGGAGCTTTAGATAAAGTATTTAGTGGAGCATACAATCAAGTAGTAATCAATGCCAACATGGGTAGTAGTGGTTATTATGTTAATTTATAAAGAAAGAGGAGAAAAATGTCAGACATAGAAGTGTCCCCCAACCAAGAATGGATTATTGCACGACATTCAAGAATGGTAGGTAAAATTTTAGATTTAGTTGAGGCAGCAATGCCTGAAGGCAAACAGTGCGAAAAGCTTAAAAAATTAGTGCAAGTACCATTATATGATTTCAGAAATGACATTCTACGTTTAGAAAGTGGTGATGTAGATACTAATATCGTAGAATAACTACTTATATTTTTTTATATTTATACTTAAATTAGTATAATAAGAGTGACTATAAAATTATAATGTTTTATACTATATTGTAAAAAGGTCGGGGGTGGCTTAGACCAACCTTTTTAAGGTCGAACAGACATAAAATTTATAACAAAATAAACCTTAAAAATAAGGAGGCTATAATGGCTGATGAAATTCTAAACAGAATTGAAAAGCACATGGAAGGTACGTCATTAGGTTTGGCGGCTCTTGCAGAAGTGCTACAAAAAATGGATGGAAGAATGGATGCGGATGATGCATATGCGATTGAAAAAGCTGAACAAGAACAGGCAGCTTATCAGCACGCAAGCTTGGTAAAGAATATTGCTAAGTCAGTGTTAATAGAACTCGCAGACCAAGGTATGGACGTAGACGGTGAAAAAGTAAACACTGTGGGTGGATCTGATCCAACCTCTAGTGCAACTGCTACTCCTAACTATGTAGGTGACTCAGATGATTCATCTGAAAACGTGAAAATCACAAGCAAGATAGAAGACCAACAGGCTACTATCCAAGCTGAAGATGACGATAAAGAAGATGAAGAAAAAGAAAAAGCTTACATGGGTAACAAGATGAATAAAGCGGAAGAGGGGGAAGAAGACTTCCCTCAAGAAGAAGAGAATGGTAATGGTAATGGTTCAGACGAAGAACCTACTGACGAAGAACTCGAAGGCAGCTTACAGAAACAATTGGCAAGTTTACAAAAACAAATAGATGGACTTGACATTTCTAAAGCTGTAAAAAACGAATCCGAGAACAGACTACGAAAAATGGGATTCAAGGAAGAGAATGGTCTACAGAAACCTCAGTTGAGTAACTCATTTGGAGCAGACGAAACTCCAATTAAGAAAGCTCAGACTGTAAATGACGTAGTTGACCAACTAACTAACTTGTCTTACAAAGAACTGCGAAAAATGCAGGAATACAAAAGACAAGGACTAAATGAAGGATTGCCTGACGAAATCGCAAACCTTTAAACTTTAAATAAACGATAAAAAATTGAGGAGACTAATATGCCTTCATTAAGTGAATATATTGCTCAGTCGAATAGAGGATTAAATTCTTCTGTATTCGGTCCTGAGTACTTATCCAAGGCGTTTAATGCTGCTAACACAGGAACTGCGGATGCAATTTACACAACTACATCTGCGGATAATGTGTTCACTTCTACTTTCGGTAGAAAAGTATGGCAATCATTAAACAACCAAACTCGATTTTTCAACGCAATCCCAAGAACCGTTTTCGGTAACACCGTTGGTTGGAGGGTTAGAACCGATAGAGGTACACAAAGGTCTCGACCTATTACAGAGACTGGTAGTCTACCTGATATCGATGTTTCAAACCTCGAAACAATCTCTAGCTTGCCTAAGATTGTATCAACCTCATTCGGTGCTTCTGTGAAAGCAATGTACACTGCCCAATTAGAAGGTGGTGTAGGGGATGTTTTGGCGTTGGAAAATGAGAACGCTCAACTTGATCACATCAAGGAATTGAACCAAGAGCTATTGCTACCAAACACTGTAGCAAACATCGCTGCTGGTTCAGGTGCAACTGATGCTAACGTAACAGCTGGAACTGATTTAAGAATCGGTGACACTATACAGTTAGTAGACGCTGGTGCAGCTACAGCTAATAACGTAGCTATCTCAGCAATTTCTGGAACAGACGTAACACTTGGCACTATGTCAGGTACGCCTGCTGCAGGAACTTCAACTGTTGCGGATAACCTTTCGGTTACTGCAAGAGCTGGATTAACTTCTATTGATGACATTGTTCAAATAATTAACAGTGCATCACAAGGAAATGCTGGAGTACAAAGCATGGGTTCTGCCTATGACTTAACTGTATCTACAGCTAGTTCAAAACAAAGAACTTCAGGAAGCTGGAACGCTGCTGCTGCTGTAAAAGGTAACAGTGGAGTTGGAAGAGACCTATCTCTAAACCTACTTGATGACTGTATTCAGGCAATCAGGACTAATGGTGGAGAACCTAAGTTAATTCTTATGGGTCACGACCAGTACTTCAAACTAGAGAGACTACTTAACTCTCAGCAAAGATACATGGGACAGGAAGAGTACCAAGTTGGTGTAGGATCTGAAAAGACCTTCCCCGGAACTCGAACTGGTCTAGTACTTGCTACTTACCAAGGTATTCCAATACTACCAGATGCAGACACTACTAAATCAGAGGCTGCTTCAGGTGGTTCAAAACTAGGTTCTAACATCTACGTTTTGGATACTGATTACTTAGAAATCGCTGTGGCTCAACCTACTCAGTATATTGAGAACAGAGATTACTTCGCAGCTGACGCACTTGTTGTTAGAGGTTTGCTATACACTATGGCAGAGTTCAGAGCATACAGGTTTGACGTTCACGCTAAGATACAAGACTTAAGTACATAGTCACTAAAGTCTTAGTAAAGTAAGAATAAATAGACTATATGTAAAGCAGGGGGTAGTTATAAAAATATAATTACCCCCGCTTTTAAATGAATGTAATGTAATGTAAGGATGAATAATGCAGGTTGTATATGCAGATGGTATGTTGCAAAGTTTGGATGTCCAGACAAAGAGGATGGTTGGAGAAGTGATGACTTTAATAGAGGGATCACTATCTGATACTTCAGCAACTACGGCTTTAAAGAAATCTATAAAGCAAGCTATGTGGAGAGCTACTAGAAATGTTCAAGATGACGTGATAGGTATGGCTTTTAATAAAGGAGAAATAAACGATGAAACATACGTTTAAACAATCAACCGCAACGCCGGATACTAGAATTATTGCTAGGTCTGCGTTAGGTTATGACTGGAACTATCTTGCTGATGCTGAAACTTTATTGTTCGGTAGTACAGATGAGACTGCTTTCAGAATGCAGAATATATCTCCCGGTACTGGTATTTCTACTGCTAGTGGTGGTGTCTATAAAGGCAATGTAACAGTTGCTGGAGATATAGTTAAGACTGAAATTCTTATAGATTTAACTGGATTAACTTCTGCAGCAGCAGCTGATATTATCGGTGTAAATGATGCTGCAAACTGTCATATAGGACAGATAACAGCAGCCTTAAATGGAACAATAGTTGCAGGGCATATAGAATGTTTTGAGACACCTACAACAGGTGAACCTGACATTGATGTATATTCTGCTACAGAAGCTACTGGTACAGAGAATGCTGCAATTGGTGACTTAACTGAGACAGCTTTACTAAATACTGGAGCTGACTGGACATTGACTAAACAGAAGATGGCTCTTACAGCATTACCTGCTGCTGATTCATACTTATATTTAGTTGCGTCTGGTGGTGGAGATGCTGGTGTTTATGATGCTGGTATTTTCTTACTTACACTTTACGGTTACTCATCATAATAAATAAGTAAATAAATAATGGAGTAACCACTCAATAATATGGGTGGTTACCCATACGCATAGAAATTTAGGAGAATATATAAATGGCGATAGCAAATGATTATACTGACTCAGCATCGTGGGAAACTTGGCAATCAGATCCAAGTACTAGAACTGCTGTAC